GGAGCCTAGGTAACGCGCTACGAAGCCATCAGCTAGTTGGGAGGTTGGGGTAGCGGAGAACACACCGAAGTCACGTAGCGTGGCTCCTACGGCCTCTGAGGGCACGTTCTGTGCTTGTACCACAACATAGTGGCCCTTGTTCTGCCATTCTACTACTTCACCGCCAATGTTGTCAGCTAAGTGCTGTGCTGCGGTTAGGCCGTTAGGGCCAACAAAGGACGCACCCTTGCTAGTGCCATGCACTTCAGCAAACACTACGTTGTCCAGCTCATCACGGTAGATGTGAGAGTCAAGGTAACGCTTGTTGCCAGTAGCCGCGGCAGCAGCTTTGGCGTCTGCTGAAAGTTTAACCTCAAGGGCAGACATACGTGAGTCGTCCAGAGCAGAACCTGTGCGGGACATGATCTCTTTGGTTTCTGACAGGACCTTGCTTTCTGTCTCGAATGCACGAACAGCAGCACTAGATGTGTGCGCCCAGCGCTCAGGACGAACAGTGTCCGAGGTCATCATTGATGGGGATGTAGCATTGTGCAAGTTAGTGGCTGTGCTTGGGTCGTCAATCAAACGAGCCTCATCCAACACACTCTTAACCAAATCTGGGTTGTTAGTGCGCCAGCCAATCATGCGTGCAGGTGAACTAAGTGCTGATGCAGCAGTACCCAAGCTGGTCCGCATAGCCCCAGACAGAGAGGTTGTACCACGAAGAACACTTACAGACCCCTTAGTGAGGGCCGCAGCACCTGTTGCAGCACCTTTGGCAACCTTAGTGCCACCAGAGATAATAGGTACACCAATGGCGGTTGACGCTGTATCAAAGATTGCCCATGCCTTCTGCATCTTAGCAACCTCAGACTCTGAGCCAGCACTAAACAGGTCAGCAAAGTCTTGCATGTAGAAGCGGTTCTCGTCTGTGAAGAGTCCTTGGTCTGCCATCTCATCCAAGATAGCGTCAAACTGTACCTCAAACTCTTCCTCAGAGATATTAGAGTACATAAGAGCTGATGCTTTATCTGCCAGCTCAGTCTGACGCTTTACCATGAACGCATTGAGTGGGGATGTGGCAATGAAGTCAACGAAGTCGAAGTTGGTCAGGAAGCCATCAGAGGAGGCTGACTCAAGACGGTCCTTGATTAGCCCCTGCGCACTTACAAGTCGTTGCACACGCTGCACGGCATAATCACGTTGGCCCTCATTGGGGGACGTAAGCATAGCCACCGTAGCAGGGGAAGCAAATCGACCTACGTTGTCCATAGCCTGAAGTTCACCCTGAAGCAGCTTAAGCTCCTCAGTAGGCGCACGTTCCTCTACAAAGTTGTTCACAAGGTTTGTGCGGTTAGTGTCTGTAGTAGCGTTAGCATTAGCATCGTACTGGATGGTAGCACCAGACTGAATAGCAGGACGAATAGCCTCCACAGGCTGTCCAATAAGGACGCTGTGGAACTGTGTGTCACGCTCTAGGTCAACTGGGTCAACTACTGGGGGTTGCTCCATAGTATCAAAGATTTTATAAGTCTCTGGCTGACCATTGTTGGAGCGAGTTGGCTGTCCCTCTTCAGGGGTATCAAGTACTTTGTAAGTTTCAGGTTGTCCGTTCTTTGGAGCGATAGCCATACTTGTGATCCTTAATTAAATGCTTTTTTGATCGTGCCCACACCACCAAGTGCTCCGAATACGTCAGAGCCAATGCCAGCAATTGCTTGGCCTCGTGCGGCTTGGTTGTTGAATGCAGTGATCTGGTCAGAGATACCTGATAGCTGTGAGGACTGACCCAACTGAGCGCCTAGCTGTGAACCCAAGGAGGACACACCACCAGCGATAGCAGAGCCACCAGAAGCGCCAGCGCCCTCTGCGGATACCAATGCTTGTGCTCGTTGTAACTGCTGCTGTCGGATAGCCTGACGACGCTGTTGACGAACTTGTAGTTGTTGTTGCCGACGTTGTGCGGCAGCAGACTTTTTCTGTGCGTTCAAAGCTGATATTGTGCCAGCTACTGAGGCTACACCAGCAACTGCTGTGATTGTTGGGGCCGCTGCGGCCAATGTTGTTGCGACTAACGCCATGTTATTACCCTAACTTCTTTGAGTACACATTTTCGATATGAGTAAACCCTAATCTATTTAGGACTTTATCGAAAGGTACGTGTGTCTTAGTGTTGATGACTAGTACAGAGACACCGACTTCCTTAGCAGTATTCTCTGCAAATGTAATCAGGTTTGAGCCTAAGTATGTGCCTCTGTATTCTGGTTTGAGGTAGATTACATCATTTACCCCAAAGATGTGTCCCTTGTAGTGGGGGTTCTCTGAGGCAACAATGACGAAATACCCGATAAGTTTGCCATCCAACCTAGCTGTAAATATGCCCAGTTTACCAGCAGACTCTAATGCAGCGTAGGTATCCCAACAGGGGTTCATTGCAATAGTGTCTTTATTGACAGCCACTTCCTCCCAATGCTCCTGTAGTAGTGGGAGCATGTCTTGCTTTACTTGACTGAGGTTCTCTATAGCTAGTTTTACATTGTCGGTGGATGACATTCATAGTCCCCTTTTGTGTTGGTTTGTGGTCCTAGAAGCGACCATTAACGCCACCAATCAGAGAGTAACCAAGTAGCGTGAAGTCTTTGCCCTCAGTGCTCTCAAACCTAAGTCGGACAGACCGCCCGCTACCACGTAGCTTAAGGCGTGTAGTTACTACATCCTCTGGGTATCCGAAGGTGGTCAAGTCGTTCTCATCAGGGATTGGCATATACTTAAGTCTGTATGCTTCCTGAGCAGTGCTTGATGGTGTGCTCTTGAAGTCCCAGTATGCTGACACCTTGCAAGATGACTCGTTAATGGGACTGTAGCCAAGCGCTTCAGAGCCTGTCCAGCCAGTTTCAGTTACACGCATGTATGTGGTGAGGTAGGGCGCACTCTTCTTCAACACCATGTCTCCCATAAACTCGTAGCCAGCCTCAGCATAAGAGCTGTAGTCTGCACTATCCCAATCTAGGAAACTGTTGTTTACGAGACCACCCATAGTCAACTTGTTTGTGGCACCGTCACGGATCAGAAGTACGATTGAAGGTGAGGACGTACCAGTGCTGAGGTTACTTAGTTGTGTTGAGATAACATCATCGCCAGCAGAGGTAATGACTTCATCACCAACAGAGGTAACAACATTAAGTTCAGCCGCATCAGCACCAATACCCTTGTAGAAGGCTAGCCCAACAACACAGTCTGTAGCAGATATTTCATCAGAGATAGTCCAAGGGTAGAACGCTTGGATTGCAATGTCTAAGACTAGAATCTCGTTTACTTTTGACTCAACTGTTTCTCCAGTACTAGGCCAAGCCCAGTAAGCACGTTTGTTGATCTTGTCATACACAGACTTTACTTTAAGTTTTGAGTCTGTTGGGATGTCGTCCCAGAAGGTTTGGATTGTTGGCAAGCTGAGGTTCTGCTCTTTGGCATTGCCACTAGCTGGCTCAAAGGTCATCGTGTGGATGCCGTAGTTAGACCACCAGATAGGTGTACCATCAGCATCAAGGAATGACTCTGGGGAAGCGATACCAACATCAGAGATTTTCTTAACGGAATACTCAGATGCACGGAAAACACCGTCAACACCATTGATAGACCAAACCCCATTCTCAGCAAACACCATTAGCATTGAACCAATAGCATACAGCTTCTTGATACCAATAGCCTCAGCAATCTTAATAGTGCCGCCATCAGTGTCTAGGAGGTCGCTTAGTACCTCTGAGGTAGGGTCGTTACGCTGTAGGCATTCACCAAGGTCTGAGAGGCTCTCTACAAGCCTACTGAACATAATAGTGCCAGCATTGTCTGAACTCTGTAGTCCAGCGTAGAATATACGACCACCAAATGCTTGAACTGAGTTAAATCGCGAGTTCTCTGTCTCTGTTGTAATAGCTAGGCCAGAGGGCGTGGCGCGATCCTTGTTAAAGAAGTCTAGGATGAAGTGTCCGTTGCCAATAAGTGTACTACCAGCATACAACTCAGCCCACTCAGCAGCATCAAATGCACCAGCGGCAGTCTTACCAGAGTACCAAGGCAGGTTTAGTGGTGGGTGCTCGGTTGAGTTGGCGGCTTTGTATGTAACAAGTGCAGCAGCACCTTTTGTGCCTACCCAGCCAGCGTTCTGTGTGTCGTACTGGCGATTCACAGATGGGGATGCATCACCAGTGTCGTACTCAGAGATGTCACCTTGCCAATCAAAGTCACGTACTCGGAATGAAACCTCAGTGACTGCAATGGTTCCAGCGGCATTATCACGTGTTACGTAGATTGTATCCATAGCAGAGGAAGCTACAACAAGTGCGCCCTCAATGGAAGCGAACTGACATTTAACGTCTGTTACAGATAGACCAGAGCCAGTCGCTTGGTATGTGCCAAGGGAGACAGTGTGAGCTAGCAGTGCATCGGAGTAGGGGGCTGTAGCCTTATTGTAGAAGTAGAGGGTTGGACCCTTCTGTACAACAAGATACTCAAGGCCAGATCGACCACCTACGTTACTCCACATACCAGTGTGAACAATATCTGTGTCACCAACAGTGAAGGTCGATAATGCAGCGTTAGTCTCTCTGTCAGCTCCCTTACGACGCCTACGTGAACCGTCGCGTCGAAGGTCACAGTTGGATTCGTCTACAGATGCGTCAGGTGGAAACGTAAGTTCACCAGCTTCAGTTACCAGACCCTTTATGAAGGTCGTCACTGGCTTTTGAGTTAGTTGTTGTGGCATTGGCTTTAGCCTTTCCTTTAGCTAACCGTTTCTTCACCTCAGCATCACTAGAAGCGACTGTCTGTCGGCAATTATTATAATACTGTTGGATCGCTTTGTTAGCAACATCAATTCCAGTAAAGTTACCAGCAAGCTCACTAGCTACACCACCAACATCGGAGGTAATCTTGTAGAAGATAAAACCACCAGCAGAGGGGCTTACAGTAAGCACAGCCATAGACTTCTCAGGACACCTAGCATAAGAACGCTTCTTTGCGTAGTCCACATCAAACTCAACGTTTACCATAGAGATTCCTTTTGTTGACTTGTGTAGTTTTATACATGTCGTTTTGCACGTAAGACTTCTGACGACGAGCAGCTTGGTCGATCTTAGGATCAGGACCACCCTTGAACAGAGAGAAACAAACAGACTTGGATTCGTTTACCAAGTACTGGAACATCTCAGCGTCAAGGTCTGGCACATAGCTGTCAGAGACACTAAAGGTTGGGATCGTGTAGCCCATGACACGGATTTTAGACGCCTGTAGTGTTGCGTCGATAGTGTTGTCGTGGGAGTCCATTACGATGTGCTGGTCATCAAATGATGTGTAGAAGCTAGGCATCTTGTTGTTGACAATACGCAGCTTAGTACCAGCAACCTTATCACTCACAAGTGTGTAGTCGCTAGAGGGGGAGCCAGTGCGGCTCAGGAAGTCACGGGGATCACAGTAAGTAACCTCACGGTATTCGAACGAACCGTCAGGGCTTACATCATACCACAAACCAGAAACACCCTTAACATTGTCAGGGTAGCTGAAGTGTGTAGGGAAGTTGGAATCTGAGAGAGCAGTCAGCTTAATTAGGCTGTGGTGTTCTGGGATTTCACGAGTAGAAACGATGTTGTAGAACGTATTCTCTACGACAGTAGCAATCTGTGCTGCTTCTACTGAGTCTGAGATCGAGTTTACAGCCTCTGAGTCTAGGTCAGATAGGATGTTCTGGACGATCTCTAGGAGCGTCTTCTTGATAGCCATTTGACTACTCCTTATACACTGATGGGTTTACGTAGGCACGACTTAACATACCAACCAGCAATCTCTACGGTGTCTCCAGTGCTATCTGACTGAACTGCCAACTTTGCTGGGTTGTTTAGGGTGTTGAGGTCGCCCATGTAAACATTGATTGTAGAGACCACCTTGTGAGTGCCAGTAGCCTTGAGGTTAGAGTCTACAAAAACGAGCTTGTATTCCCCTGCTGCACCATGTCCCAAATCAATACTTACAGAGACACGGTTGTTTGTGCCACTTGTAGTAAAGGTGAGGTCAACACGAATCTCTACAGTGTCACCAAGAGAGAGGCCACCAGCAAGCCAGTCGAAAGAGTTTGAGGACGTATCCCAAATACCAGTGCTGGCTGGGAGCTTGTAAGCAGTGTTAGTAAAAGTACCCGCGCCATCGTTGATTAGGTCGTACCATGTGCTGGCAGCGGTCATTGCCACTGTCGCACCAGCGTGGTTGTAGTCTTCTATTCCGTGGTTTAGTAGTCGCGCAAAGCTGCCAGAGGACGCTCCGTCTGCAACATAAACCTCGTTGGTAGCAGCAGAAGCGGCACCCTTGGGTTCGTGGAGATATGGATCAGTTAGCGCAGAGTGGTTTACATTAGCCATATTGGCCTCCATTTAGTTGTGGGGTAGAGCGCCCCCGAAGGGACGCCCAATAGTTTAAACTTCGATGTACGAGATAACCAACACAGCTTCACCAGCAGTGAAAGTACCTGTGTTCGCAGTCGTGACATAAGCGTCGGCAGCGCCAACACCATCAGCACCACCAACCAAAGCACCGTTACAAACAACAGCTTTGTTAGCAGCAAGTGCAGCAGTAGCTACAGCAGCATCAATACCGTCAGCGTCGATAGCTGTACCGGCAGCGTTAGCAAGGCCGAAGTTGATGGATGTACCACCAGCAGCAGCAGTGGTAACAACAAGGTGTGCGCCAGTGATGTAAGAACCCGCAGGGATTACAGCATCGTTGGCAGCTACAACTTTGTCAGCAGTAAGATCAAGTTTCATCTTGATGTGCTTAAGTGGGCTTACAGCAGTAACACCACCATCTTTAGCAACACCTTGCTCTTCGTGCATGAGGACGGTAAGACCGTCAGAGTTAGTCCAAGACATATTAAGTCTCCTATTCTTTCAAGTTAAACGTTAGTTTTAGAGATAACACGAACCATGTTCTCTGGACGGTACAGCTTAACGCCGTAACGAGCAGTAGTAACAAATTCTTGACGCTGGAAGTCTTTGTTATACTCAGTGTCAACTTCTGGAGCCTGACGCCATGCACCAACGAAAGGTGTAGCAGCTTGGTCAGCAGAGAAGAACAGGTTAGCTTTACCATTAACGGAGCTGAAGTCTACGTTAGCATCAGCAGCAGTTGGAAGAGCACCATCAGTGATGTCCTTCAGGTAGTTAGAAGTATATACGTCAAAGCCGTAAACGTTAGCAATGAAGTTCATACCAGTAGCGATACCTGTAGATACGATACCTTCCCACTTAGGGTTGTTCGCAACAGTTGTCAAAGAAGACAGTGTGTTCAATGTGAACTCAACTGAAGGATCAACAATAGCGATAAGGTTACGATCAGGGACGTTAGCCTTCTTAAGAGCGAAGCGTGCACGTGCAAAGTCATCAACGTTGATAACCGCGCCAGTACCACCAGCAGCCCAACGGTGCTCAACACCATCAATAGCTTCGTTAGAGTTAGCAGAAACGCCAGACTCTGGAGTAGCCAATGTAGTAGTCTCGAAGTGTGCCATAATCGCACGTTCTTGCTCAGGTACAAAACGGCTCATCATTTCGGAAGCATAGAATGCGTCTTGCATTGCTTTCTTCGTCATGTAAGAAGCAGAGGACAGGTACTTGTCGATGGTGAATGTGAACTCACCAGTGTCCATTGGACGGTACTCGACAGCAGTGTCTTCAGCGTAGTTGTCAACCTGTGCTTGACCGATAGATGGGATGTTGAACTGGTCGCCATCAGGGAAGCCATCAAGCATCTTGACGTAGCGCTGGGCCATCATCTCGTCGCGAAGGATGTCTTTCAGTTCTGTGGACCAGACTTCAGAGCGTGTAAGCAAGCTCATGTTTGTAGTATTCATAGACATTTTAATTGTCTCCTAAAGATATGTTGATTTTATGCACCAAACTTAGAACCAAGACGTTGTTTATCTTCCATCAACTGCTGTTGAATCTTGGGTGTGTAGTACATGTTTTTGTTTTCACGGCGCATCTGGCTGTAGTATGCCCAATCACGTTGACCCGTGTTTTGGTAGTTAACCCCCTCAGTACGGATACTGGTGTGGGCCAAGGACTTAGTAGGAACTTTGTTCTCACCAAGTAATGCGAAGAAAGCTGATGGGGACTCTTTGGCGAGTTCTTCAATCCGCTCTAGTGACATTCCAAGTTCTTGTGCTTTCTTCTGGACAGTAGCATTGGCCTCTGTGCCGTAGAGTTCCTCTAGCTGTGTTACCACAACAGAAAGGTTTTGATCTACGGTAGCTTGAGCTTCGCGTTCCGTCAGGGTCTTCTCAACAAGGCTCTTTAGTGTTTCATCATCCACAGGCTGGTTGGTATTACCATCTGCGTATGTTCCACTTTCATTATTATTGTTGGACTCTACAGTGTTGCCGACAGTGGGATTCGGTGCCTTTTGCTGTAGTTGTGTTAGAAGTTCGGATGCATAATCTTGCTTACCGAGGTCTTCCCGCATTTGTGCGAGTTGTTCCTCAAGGGTCTTGACGTAGGCATCAGCCTCCAACTTCCCCTTAGCAATGACTTCTGGGTCTCCCCACTTCTCACCACGTGTCTCTACGAGCTTACTTACAAAAGATTCCTGTGGTGGGGTTTCTTGTGCGGTAGTCTCTGCTGCCACAGCCTCCTCGGTTGGAGCTTCTGTTGGCTTATCTTCAAAAATAGACATTTATTTACCTTCGGTTAGGTTAATTGTTTTCAGGATATCGTCGAGAACAGCATTATACTCATTCGCGGCGATTTGTCTTAGCTCCCAGTTGGGAACATCGTAGTCTCGAATGCACTCTTTTTTACGGTAGTGCTTTTCGAGAATTTCTCTGAGATTATCAAAAGCATTACGGTAGGCCAAAACTTCAGCCTTCCGTTTCTCTTTCTCTTTCCCAGTTAAACCTTTGATCCAGTGCGTATGCATTAGCGTCCTTGCTCCGCAGCCATCTCAAGACTCTCTAGGTTATCTGCTTCAGCATCCTGTGCTGCTTGCTGAGTCTCAAGTTGTTCTGCTACACTGATGTTTTCACCAAATAGCTTAATCTCACCAAGTTCCTCTGCCAAGATACGGGCCATTTCCTTACCCGACATGTGTGGGGCAATGGTTGGGTCCTGCGCCTTGAGTTGGGCAAGCTGTGAGATGCTTTGTACACGACGGGCGCGTTCAGCAAAGTGACGTGCGCCAACAGGAGAGATACGACCACTACCAACAATATCCGACTTTTGGATTGTTGTGAAGAACTCTTCTCCAGTGGCTTCATCTACAACCTTGATGTCTTCGAGGACTTGCAGATTCCGACGACCAACCTCAAGCATAGTGTTGAGTACTGGCTCTAGGAACATACGCTCGAAGTGTGCAGCTTTGTGTTCGAAGATACGTGAGGCTGCGTTCTGCAACGACTGAACCTCAAATGCTGTCTTCTCACCAGCAGTACGGATACCCATAGCTTGCTTAGGAGCGCCAGCCATCTCTTCCATCTTCTGCTCAATCAGTTGGATTTGCATGTCTGCTTGTAGTGCAGTGCCATCTGGTCGCAGGTAATCCACATCACCCTCTTCACCAAGATAGATGCGTGTGGCAGGTTCAAAATCAAAGTCCTCAACATCACCACGAATCTTCATCACTGGGTAAGCGATCTGATCGAACACGTCAGCCTTAAGGTTCTCTAGGTGGTCGATGCGGTATTGCATACCAACAAGGTTATCCAGTGGACCCATAGCGTACAAGTTATCAGGACGTGTGCGCCAACCAGCATGGAAGATAGGTGCAACACCAGACCACGAAGGATTCTCTTCGTTGCTCAGTAGATGTGCACGATCCATGATTGTAATAACGCGGTCCTTCATAAGTGTCCCTGACTCGTGGTCAAAGATGTCACCGTAGAAGGTCAGAACCTCAACGTAGTCACTTTCGTAATACTGTTGGATTGAGCTGAACCCATCGGCTATAAAGCCCTTAGACTTGTCAACAGAGAAGTCAGAGGACGCCACAGAGGAACGGGCTTGCATCATCTTATTGAATGCAGCAGCCATTGCTTTGTTGGTAGGGTCTGAGTCAATAGCGCGTTTGATCTCTCCAAGAGACTTAATACTACGGACGATCTTGGGCGTGTTCTCGAAGCTGGAAGCAGCAGGGTTGAATACGATATCATATGGGCTGATGCGGTGCATCTTGGGGCCAATATACTTGGACGTAGTACTACCGTCTTCCTTGTTTGAGTAGCTCATCTCCCAGTCAACCATAGCGAAACAGTTACCTGTGTGAATCCAATCGACAAGAAGGGCGGATACAGTGTTTACGAAGTCACTGTGCTTAACCTTGTTGACCATATAGAACTCAATGGTACGAATCTTTTCTACAGTAGAAGCATCACGAGATGCGGAGTCCCAACGCATCCACTTCTGCTGAGGAAACAGCGTAGCAAAGTAGTTGGCGTGTAGGTTGTCAGCGATCTGTGTTAGCTTGGGTGTGGTTGTTGTGTTGGACCACGGTAGGATAGAGTTACCTGTTGTAGTCGTGTCGGTAGCATACAGGTATTCGCGCAGTTCCTTGGTTTGTTCTTTCCAAGACTCGCGATACATGTCCCATTCCCGCCATTTGTCAGCGATCTCGACTGCAATGTGGTCTGGGTCAAGCATATGCTCTATGGTCACTACTTCACTCATTTATTTGCCTCCTGCTCGGAACCGCGATGCAGACCAAGATATAGTGTTTTGTCTATTGATTGAACTTGATGCTGTGGGTTTGACTGCCATATCAACTACGGTAGCCAGTGCATCCTTAACGTCATCGTGTGGTGGGAACCTAGACTGTAGTTCTTCTTCTAGGTATTGGATGTTACCACCGCGATAGTGAAGCATCTGTAGGTTTTCGTAACGTGGCTCTAGGATAGCTGCAATGCGCTCTTCCTTATTACCATGATGTTTGTTTGGTCGGAACTCTTCAATAGACAACGAGATACCATTCTCACGAATCATATCCTTAAGCTGCCTAACAATCGCTACCTGAGCTACCGAGACTTCAGCCCTCATCTTGCGAAACTCCCACTTATTCTGGGCAGCAAAAATGTGGTCAAAGTAATCAGAAATCTTAGTAGTCTTGAACCTATCAATGTCTAGTACATACACCATGTTATCAGAGTCGATACCTATGACTACCAAGGCAGTATAGTCGGCTCGTGCTTTAGTGCTGAACGCAAAGTCGATAGCAGCGAAGATGTTCAGTCGCTTACCCTTGTACGACCAACGCCCACCCTCCTGCTTAAGGAGCTTGGACTCAAAGTACTGAAACTTGTCAGTGCCAATTGGTACGTTGTCAGGGTCGTTAGGGTCGTTGTAGTACTGAGCGCGGAACTGTCCACGGTCTAGGTACTTACCACGTTTCTTAGCTAGTGTAGCTATGTCGAAGCCAAACCACTTACCATCCTTACGTTGTTGACGGGGCCACAAGAACTGTCCTGTGCCATCACCGTCGTCTTCTACTGGACGTTCGAATATCTCGTAGATGTTTTCATCACCAATGTGATTGCCCTCATCATCGTAGATACTCTCTTTCATGCTCATTAGATTGTCGTAAAGGTCCTTAGCGTGGTAACGTGTACCAACCACCCACTCCTTAGCGTCAGCGCCCTCAATAGAGGCCAACAGGGAGTACTGAGAGGCAACCTTAGAACGACCTTCGGCTGTGAGAGCGTTCTCTGCTACCACAACGTCATCTAGGATAGCAATGTCACAGTGTAGGCCAGTAAGGGATGTAGTAAGACCACCAGTGAAGATGGATGGGTCGCGGACGTTCTCTTTCTTACGCAATGGATGATCCAGCGCAATCTCAGAGTTAGTCCACTTAGCCCGTTTGCCTTCTTCAGCATTGATGTGCTCAGGCCAGTAGCGACGATAGATAGGAGAGTCCATGATACCCTTAATAAAGGATAGCTGCTTCTCCGCTAGGTTAGCTGTGGCTGAGATATACAGGATACGAAGCGTAGGGTCTTTAGTAAGCTCCCAAGCTGCCCTGTATGCCACGAGACGGGACTTACCGTGATCTCGTGGAAACAGAAGCAGTTGGAAGTTCTTAGAGTCCTCGCGGGTCCACCAAGACAAGACATCCTTGTGGCAGTTGCCTAGAACTTGAGTAGGAGCTACAAGTTGTACAAAGAACGTTAAGTCCTGCTCTGCTCTAATTCGAATGTCTTCAGGAGTCATGGTTTATCCTTGAGTTTATTATGAGAGTCGAATACTACGAGATGTCTCTGCGTCCTCATAGAGTGCGACTACTACTGTACCAGAAGTAAAGTCACCTGTCTTAACCCCAACACGGTAGTAAACCTGATGTGGGTCAAACCCATATGTTTCTGTAGAGGATGTAAAAGTATCTACATCAAGCCAAGTTGAACCGCTGTCGAAGCTACGTTGTACAGTAACGGTTGCCACAAACGTACCACTAATGGATAAGTTGAAGTGACCGACTAACTGTAAGCTATCTGAGAATGTATTCTCTGCGGTTATTGATTTTGTAACGCTTGTCATTGTTTTACCTGTCCTTAAGGTTTATGGTATGTAGCAAACCTCAAACGAGTATGCTTGCAAGTGGATGCTATCAGCAGCATTAGCTAATGTTCCCTTAATACTAAACACAACATCAGCGGACGTATCTACTGAGGTTGTTGTTAGCGCGGCACCACTCTCACTTGGGTCAATAGCAGCAGTTGCACCCATCATAACTTGCGAGTTCTCTGCACCCCTATTCCACACCTGAGTAATTCGGGTTGTTGTTTCCTCACCAGTATAACCGGACGTACTATTTACAATATCAGAACCGCCCATGGTTATTCGTACATTTTTATTATTAGCGTTGTCTGTTGTACTAATTAGAGTCCTAAACCTAAACCAGCCATTCGCACCCAAACTACCTGCTGGCATTGTAAAGGTGGCAATCTCGGTCTCAGTTAGTGTGCCAGTTAGTGTTAGTTGGGTATTGCTTACGGATATATTGTGGGGAACCCCAACCCAGCGGCTTGCGTCAACTGAATTGAAGACGGGGTTCCTACCAAATACTCCACCATGTTGTTTAATCATCGTCATCACCTTACATCGCAGAAATTATAAACGTTAGAAGCTCAGTGTATCGAACCCCATAACTGTCATGCGTTTCCAAATCACCAGTCTCTTCTGATCCGGTAGTCCACTGGTCATAACAGAACAGAGAGTAATCGTGAGCATCCAAGCCCTCTGCTTCAAAAGCAGCTTTTACTTCCTGCGCCATAACACCAATATGCACACGAGCATTGTCACCCTTGGCTGCAACAGCATCCTTAAACTTAAACTTCTTTAGCTTGCCTTTCAAAGCTAAAGCCACTCGAGTTTCAGCATCGTCAATGTCAGCAATGTCTTGCTTCTGACGTTCATCAGATGTGTTGATGCTACTATTAGATGCAAAGACTTCACTCCACCGATGGCTTGCATCACCAAGTGATTGAGTGCCGTCGCCAGATGGTCGGGCTGTTCCGTTTGCTGCAACCTCAAAGACCGGTGTGGGGGCTGTGACACCACCATCAGCAGATTGGCCTACAACAAAACTTGACAGCCTGTCTGTATCTCCACCAGTTTCCTTTTCAAAGCCAACATAACCAAACTCAGATGGGGAAGAATCTGCTTGGAGTTCCAAACCCCAAGATAACTTGAGTCCCTCTCCTGCGCCTAAGTCTTGACCCCGTTCCCGCCAATTGAATTGCTGCACAGCTACAGGAGTAGTAGCAGCACCGCCAGTTGAACGCGCTCGTCGGGTATGTGTAAGTGGTGCGGGCAGTCCTTCAAGTGTAGAACCGACGGCACCGCTTAGTGGGTGCAAATAACCATTGGCAAAACCGTAGCTTACTTGAACCAGAGGGGCAGTTACATACACACCTATCCCAGATGGTTGATCGCCATCAATCATGTAGTTGTGAATGCTACCTTCGTAAGTAGCTG